GAGATACTCTTTAAGTAGTAAATACAAAAGAGAAGTTCCCTCTTAATTATCAGACAATTCTATCTGCACTCCCTCGGGCTGTTGCCCTCGGTCGTTGGTCGGCTGTCGCCTCCGCTTTTAGCGCATTTGTTCTTGTCAGCTCGGCTCTTGATACATTTGTTCGCCTCACTGTTCTATATCAACTATAACAATAATTTATTAACATTCTGTTCATAATTTATCCTTTATTTGTTAACAACTCCATGATACAATAAAAGAAAAACTCAAGGAGATATAAAGAAATGAAAAGACCTAAAGACGGCATTATAAATAGTAAGCTAACACCATATGAAATGTTGCAACACGCAATGTTAGTGCAGGCGGTATCCGATATTAAAACGACAACATGGTATAAGTTGCCACGAGATGGAATGAAGTGTAACTACAAAGAAGGTGCTGAGGCTGTGCAGTATATTGTGTTAGTCTTGATAAATCACGGCTACAATGAAAAGGAAATTGGCAACATTTTCAGAGAAATTACACCACACAATTATAAATATGAAATTGTAAAAGAAGAATTAAAGAAAAGAGGTATCGAATTATGAAACAGACAGAAAGTCAAGCAAAGTATTTCACACGTTGGCACTATGATTCTATCGAAGCCACTTCTAGTAAGTCAGAATATATCGCCCGTATTGGCAAACTTGCCAACGTTGCAAACAAGCGCGCCAAAACACTAACAACAGCAATATCAAAAGGCAGAATCACAGAGGATAGAACAGCCCTTTTCAGATACCAGGATGCGGTTGATTATTTTAATAAGCACGTTTCTTATAACGCTTCTTATGTTTCAACTGGTAAAGCTGTATATAAAGATTTTTCAATTCGTGAGTTGAGAGCACTTGAAAACAAGCTTTTGCACTATCTTGAAGCAAAAGCTTCAACAGCAAGAGGCAGTATTGAAGTAGAAAACAAGCGTGTTGCAACATTTAAGGAGCGTTACGGAGTTGATATATCTAAACTTAGCAAAAGCGTTCGTGACAAGCTTTTCAATACGATGCATTATTTGGCAGACAAAAAATATGCACAGCTTTCGAGCGATCAAATTGTTACACTGTTAACAGAGGCATTAAATACAAACAATAGAGAGGGCTTACAAGAACTTTTTAAAGCATCCGAAGAATTATACCCAAATTTAAAAGACCAGGCAGAGTTTAGAGTCGCGATTATACAAAATAGTTCCCTATCATGGAAAGATAAAGCGAGAGAATTTAAAGCGGCAAACAAACTATATAAAAGCAATCGAGCGAAGCCAAAACCAAAGTCTATAAAGCAGGAGTTATAAATTATGATTGTTCAATGTTTAAATAGGTCAAACAAATATGATGATATAGAAGTAAAGTCAGTGACGGACTATGTTCCGTCACATGGCTTTTCATTGCACAAACCTTTAGGCAAAAAGAAAGACAGTCCCTATTATATAGACCAATTTGGAACATTTGACATTGAAACAACATCACGGACACGCATTGAAAAAGATGCCCAGGGCGAAGAAGTCACGAAACCGATTGACGCTTTTATGTATGTTTGGTCGGCTTGCATTGATGGCGAAGAAGTGCAAGGCAGATACTGGAAAGACTTTGTTGATTTGCTTGATAAAATACAAGCTTACTATAAAACAAGTGAGTCACGGTATTTTGTGATTTACGTTCACAATTTGCCGTTTGAATTTTCTTTTATGATCGGATATTTAAACGATTATAGCGAAGTGTTCGCAACTGGTAAACGTAAACCGCTTGTATGGCGCTTAAAGAAACGTGGCATAGAACTGAGGTGCAGTTATAAGCTCACAAACATGTCGCTTGATAACTTCACGAAAAAAATGGCGGGATGTACGCACATAAAAGCAAAAGGTGATTTGGATTACTCGCTTATAAGGCACAACGAAAGCTATATCAATCCTATAGAGTGGGGATATATCATCAATGATACTTTAGGACTTTGGGAAGCAATAACATACATGCTTACAAAAGATGGTGATAGAATTGCAACAGTGCCTCTAACAAGTACCTCTTATGTAAGACGTGATATGAAAAGAGCTATACGAAAAGGCACTACCACACGAATGCTAAAGAAAAAGTTAGCTTTAACAGACAAAACATATAAGCTTTTGAAAGAGGCTTTTCGTGGTGGCGATACTCACGCAAACATGATAAAATGCGCTAAAATATATCATGACGTATATAGTTTCGATGCAAGTAGCATGTACCCCGCTATGCTGCTTTTGATGAAATTTCCGGTAACAGCATTTGAAAAAATGCCCGTAACATCCAAATGTTTAAAATATATAAAAAGTAAAAATCTTGCATGGATAGCACAAATAAAGCTTACAAATGTAAGACTTAAAGAAGATCAATACAACCCGTATCTATCTATAAGCAAATGCCGCAACTTGCAAGGGGTAGATCCCGACAATGGCAGAGTGTGGAAAGCAGCAGAGCTTGAAACAACACTGACAGATATAGACTTTTCCATAATAGAAGAATGCTACGATTTTGATAGCATTGAAATTATAGAAGATACCCTCTATACCGCACGTTATGGGTATATTCCAGATGATGTAAGAAGTGTTATCATGGAGTATTTCACGGCAAAGACAAAGCTCAAAATAGCTGTGAAACATACCGCCCCAAATTCAAAAGAGAGGGAAGAAGCTGAATATGATTTAATGAAAGCCAAAAATAAATTAAACGGCATTTATGGCATGGCTGCAACAGATCCCATTCACCCTATTATGTTGTATCTGGAAAATGAATGGCAAGAATTTTCATATGCAAGGTATGAAAATGATATTGCATATAAAGAAAAGGTTGATGCAAGCGGTTTTAAAATTCCAGATGAAAAATCTATTTCAGAGCAAAGTGAAAAAAGTGTACTGCCTTATGTGTGGGGGGTATATACAACAGCCCACGCAAGAAAACACTTGCGTAGGATTTTAGCATGTGCCGAAAGCTCGTATATTTATTGTGATACAGACAGTTGCAAAGCAACTAACTTTAATTTTGACAAATTGACAGAATTAAATAATTGGATATATAAGCTTTGCGAAGAAACTAATACTTTTGTTGACATTGACGGTAAAAAATATTATATCGGATATTTTGACTGTGAAAGCGATGTGAAATCTGAAAATAAGTATGAACCGGAATACAAAGATTTTAAAACGTTAGGTGCAAAGAAGTACTGTTTTAATGCGTATAAAGAAACAAAAGATAAAACGTATTTTGGTTGTACTATATCAGGAGTTAAAAAGGCAAGGGGTGTAGAAGTAATTAAAAACCTTGATAACTTTAGAGAGGGGTTCAAAATAAAGAATAGTGGCGGTTTTCAAATCTGGTATAATGACAGCGATACTATCACAAAAACAAAAGTTGTTGATTATCAAGGCAAAGAAGCAATAACAGAGTATACAGGCTATAGTTGTATGATAGCTCGCGATTATGAGATAGGTTTATCAGATGATCAAATCAAGAATTACACTATAGTTGATGAAATAGTAGAGTAAATAACGTTTTATTTGCAAAACTTTTGTAAATAAGTTATTATATACTTGTAAAGGATAATAACCTTAAATAAAAGAAAAAGAGGATAACGAAAATGAGAATTGAAAGACAATCAAGAGAGTTTGACAAGAAAGAAATGTTTAAGATGGCAAATGACAATCATCTGTTAATGAAGAATTTGCCAGATGATACTATTGTAAATGTTACAGATTATGTACGCTATTCGACAGATGATAAGGACGTTGCTGTTTTCTATCATACAAACATTGAGACGGGCGAAGTTGTAACAATTGCAACGTCAAGTCCAACCGTGATCAAGACAGCCGAAAGTGCCTTTGATTTTATGGAGATGTACAATTTACAGTTTAAGTTAACACGTTCACAAAGTAAGGCAGGCAGGACGTACATGAATTTTGAGCTTGTATAAGGCAGGAAGGGAAGTCAAAACGACTTCCCTCTTTTAAGTTAAAGAGGTGATAATATGAGGTTATATAAAGAAAACGGGTATTTAAATTATAAATATATATGTGCCGTGGGACAAAGGTATATTGACATAATAGGTGGTAGAGGTATTGGAAAATCGCACTTGATATGTGATATCTGGAATGATAGAAACTATCCTATCTTATATGTGAGGAGAACAAACGTTGCACTTGAGAACAGCTTTTCTACAATTGGCGACTTTGTAAAACCAGACTGGTTTGGAAAAGATATTCGGCTGAAATATAACGACAAAAAAGGATACGGCAAAGCGTATCTTTCAGATGAGGACTTGCAAAACGATAAACCTTTTATAGTAGGTGTTTCATTGTCTACTTTTCAAAACAAAACTGGTATAGATTTTACAAGGTTTTATGATGTAATTTTTGATGAATTCATTCCTCAAAAAAGCGACCGACCTATAAAAAATGAATTCCAGGCATACAAAAATATTATGGAAGTTTTGTTCAGAAACCGTCCTGACTCGGAAACGGAAAAAATAAGAACTTGGTTCTTTGGGAACTCTAACGCAATTATGTCTAACATTTTAATTGGATATAGACTTATCCCAGACTGTTACAAGGCGGTAAAAGAAAGAACAGAGATTACACAAGTAGACAGGTGCGAGACAACACTTATACTTCCTTTTAAGTCTCCTATTTCTGAGAAAAAGAGACAAAACGCTTTTTATAGAAATCTTCCAAAAGGCAGAGCGAAAATGGAACTTGATAACGAATTTATGGATTTGGAGGATGATAGAATACGCCATCAAAACTTAAAAGAATACACGCACGATATGAAAACACCTTTGTTTTCCGTGTGGCTTCATAAGTCAGACTTTAAATTTTACGTGACTAAACCTATGCGCTCTCATTGCGATGATGTTTTTGATGCTTCGCCATCATCACTAGAACGTTGGCAAACAAGTAGTAAAAAGTATCTAAAACCTATGTTTATTAGTGGTGCCATAACATTTTCAGACTATGAAACACAGTGCGATTTTTTAGCATCTTTTGATTGTGTATCATGGTATGATATTCTATAAAGTTGTAATTGACAAACAATTATATAAATGATATACAATAAATAGGCGGTTGCACTATCCAAACACTAGCCAGTGTGTGCGAGTCGGGGACGACAGACAGACCGCCTATTACTGCTGTATAGCGTAGATGGTTAGCGCATGTGACTTTGAATCACAAGGTAACAGTTCGATTCTGTTTACAGCTGTCAACAAATAAAGAAAGAAGGTTAAATATGAAAATTGATGAGATTTTGAAGCTTGTAAATGCAGGATATAGTAAAGATGAAATTGCAGCGTTTGACGTTACAACAGATCAGAAGACAGATCAGAAGACAGATCAGAAGACAGATCAGAAGGCAGAAAGTTCATTTGATTATGACAAATTTGCTGCTGCGCTTGTAAAAGCGCAGCAGCTTGCAAATGGCAAGACTAATTTTGGCGGTTCAAACGATAAACCAGATATTAGTAAATTTTTCTAAGGGGGTATAAACAATGGCAAATCTTACATATACACAAATCGCGCCACTACTTACACAAATGTATAACCAGTATACTGGTAGAACGTCTGCTCAAAATTTAACTTTTGGGCAGATGCAAAATACGTTTAAAATGGGCTTTGATAGAGAAGATGACAACCTTTATCAAATTATTCCAACAGTTCTCGCAAAATCAATTTATGCTATTCGGCCGTATTCACGAAAACTTTCTGGTATGGTTTGGGATGAACAACGCTATGGTAATTATATTAGAAAGTTTACACCTATTGTAAATGAGTCTGAGGTTGACAATGATGAATGGAATATCAATGTTGAGCTTGCTAAAGCTGAGGAAAGCCAAGACTGGAAAGTAGGAACAAAGCCCGTAAAGTATGATGTACTTCTTACAATCGCAAGTGGTGGACAAACTTTTGCAAGGAAGTATACTATCTATAAGAATCAGATCAATGCAGCATTTGATTCAGAGGCCGGAGTCGCCGAGTATTTCTCTATGTTGATGACTGAATTTTCAAATGTTTATGAGATTGATCTTGAAAATAGGTCCCGAGCCCAACTTGCAAACCTCGCAATTATCCTTGCTGATGCGGGTAAAAAAACACCTACAAGCGGAAATATCTGCAAGAAAGAACAAGTTTTTCACGCATTAACAAAGTATAACGCTGAGACTGGCCTTGCAATGACTGCAAAAACAATCATGAATCCAGCTGATTTCCGTCCTTTTATGATTTGGTTGTCGGCTGAGCTGAAAACACTTAAAGAAAATCTTGCTGTTCGCGGAACAAGATTTCATGGCGATTTTACTGGAAAAGTTGTAAACCGCCACACTGATGCAGCAGACTTGCGTTTTTATCTGGTTTCAAAATTTGGAAATTATTTTGAGGCTAATGGCAGCGAGTTTTTCCACCCTGAGAAAGCTGAGCTGGGCGATTATGAGAAGGTAACTTTCTGGGCCGACCCATCTAATCCAATGCAAATCAAGGGAAGTGCTGAGGGTGTAAAACCAGATGGAAAGACAAAGTTTACGTTATTAAATCAAACGGTTGACAACGTTCTGGGAATTATGATGGATATTGATGCACTAGGAATTGTTCCGATTGATCAATGGAGCGCACTCGAACCATTAAATGCAAGGTTTGGATTCAGAAACGGTTGGAATCATTACACGTTTAAGACTCCTGTTGACTTTACAGAGAACGCAATTTTGATTTTACTTGATTAAACAAAGGGGCTTCAAGCCCCTTTTCTTGAAGGGGGTACACATGGCATTTGAAGTTAAATTTGGAAAATCAGACAAAAGAATAAATAGCACGAAAATACCAACGTTTTCAGAAACTGCAACGTGTGTGCTTAAAAGCGGTACAAGTGTAGAAAGACCAACATTTATTTTGCAGTCAGTTTCTCCGTTTGATTGGAATGTTGCATACTGTGAAACTTTTGGAAGATATTATTTTGTCAATGATGTTACATATGTGGAATCTACATATGAAATATCATGTACATGTGATTATTTGGCAAGCTACAAAAGCGAGATTTTAGCTAATACACAGTATGTAACAAGATCAAGTAGCCTTTTTGATAAAGAATTGTCGGATACGCTTTTCCCAACTTCTTCAAGTACAACAATACAGCAAGCTTTATCAGATAATTTTGGTTTTTCTAATGCCGGAAGTATCATACTTACAACAGCAGGGAAAAACGGAAACGCTTTTCATGCTTTGAGTCCAGCACAGTTTTCCGCCTTGTGCAATTATTTATACTCGTCAACATTTATTGATGCACTCACGGATTGGACAAAAATAGGCGATATAATTACAAAACAAGTTTTCAATACGCAAGACTATATTATATCCGCTTGCTGGGTCCCCGTCTCAATAGGGGGCGGCAGTGATTCTATATCCCTTGGCCCGATTCAAGGTTGCGGAAGTGGTACTGCTATTTCAAATGGCAAAATTTGGGGGAATGTAGTTTCAGTTACAGCCCCAAACCATCCGCAAGTAGAAAATTTTGATTATAGAAACGTTGAACCTTTTTCAAAGTATACCCTTGCAATTCCATATATAGGTACTATTCCAATTGATGGCAGTTTTATAAAAGTCGACAGAAAAATATATGTTGGAATGCAAATGGATATAAACGGAAATATCAGCGCAAGCGTTTTTAATAGCAAAGGTGTTTTTGGATATTATTTTGGTAGTGCTGGTGCAAACGTTGGCTTTTCTAGCCGTTCTAGTAATGCAGGGGGAAATATTGTAGAAGGGGCAGGTGGTTTAGTTGCTAGCGCTGTAACTGGTAATGCTTTAGGAGCTGTCAGCGGTGTCCTTTCTTTAGTTGGCGGGTTGATTTCAAGTAATGTTACTTCAAGCGGTTCAAGTGGTTGCGTATCGCAAGAAAACTTTTGTACATTAACATGTAGATTTTTTACGCAAAAGGCAGTTGATGTTAACCACTTTGGCCGACCACTTTGCAATCCTACTTCGCTTTCGGGGTTAACTGGTTTTGTTAAGTGTGAAAGTGCTGATGTACGTTGCAGCGCAACTGAAAACGGAAAAGCAGTTATCAATGATTTTTTGAATGGGGGTATGTTTATAGAATGAAACCGTTTGTATATAGTGGATATTATGTTGGCGAAGGTGTATCAAGCCCTATTATTAACGAATATGAATCAAGGCAAAATCCAAACATGATCCATATTAACAATACTTGGGACTATGCAACATACTTCAGATACTTTTTGCAACGTGCAGAAAGTCTTATTATTTTCGATGGTATGCCGTCAAACTGGGCGAAAAATTATATTTATCCTTTGCTGTTTTTAAAAGGCAACTTTTGCGTTATGAATACAGCAAGATTTGGCATCATTCCACAACATGGAAGCCCCTATGGGTTCGATGTGCAGTATCAACCGACTAACTATGTAGTTGCTAACCCAGCTTTTGATGCTAGTTTTAATGGAGATTTGGTTATAGGTACTGATTGCGAAGTAGTGAGGTTAACTCCTGATTGGTGCGGCATTGGAGATCTGATAAATTCATACGCACAGAGAGTCGCCATGACTTTATCTAATCACGATGTTGCATGTGCGCTTGCAAAGTTTGGTTTTATTTTTACCGCCAAAAACAAAAGCACAGCGGAAACGTTTAAAGTTGCTTTTGATGATATTATGTCGGGAAAGCTTGCTGTTGTGATCAATCAAGCGCTATATGATAAGGAAACTGGAAAGCCGCTGTATGAATACTTTAACAACGATATCGAAAAATGTTACAATGTTGTAAAGGCAGCTTTAGAAAGTGTTGAAAATCTTAAACATGCTTTTGATATGGAAATTGGCATTTATACAGCCCCTGATAAGAAAGAACGTATGATAACGGATGAGGTGGAAGAAACCAAAAACGCTGTAATGTCAAAATGTGAATTATGGGTTGAAACTATTAACGAATGTTTAGAAAAGGTAAACGCACATTATAAACTTGACATTAAAGCACGTTTGAGGTATCCTAACATTAGAGGGGGTGAACAGAGTGAGAACGATTATTCCAATAGCGACTCTGTATGACTATGATAATAGTATCTTTAACGATATCTATGTTAAAGGTTTGTCAAAAGATCAACTTATTGAACACTTTTTGTTATCATATGGAGATTTAACACCTGTTTATCAGGATCCCAAATATTTAAGCCGGCACGTTACAAGTGTAGCAAGGTCTTTACAATGGACTATTGATCACTTGTGGGAAGTAACACAGCTTGAGTATAATCCTATCGAAAACTATGATAGAATGGAAAGTTGGACTGATACTGGGGGCGGTACTTTCCAAAAGGGAAAAGTTGATACAGAAGAAACGTTTAACAAAGGCAGCGTTACAACAACTTTTGGAAAAGTTTCCGACAGTACACATAAGGTTGCAGCGTTTAATTCTTCAACTCCTGAAGTTGCCAACGCTGACAACATGACTGATAACGGAAGTGATTCCCAAACTTTTGGTGCTGATACCTCACACGGAAGTGTTACCAATGGTTTGGATGAGTCAACAACAAGCGGAAAACATGAGGGAAGGATTCATGGAAACATAGGTGTTACAACGTCACAACAAATGCTGCAATCGGAAATTGATCTGACTAAAGCTTACAATTTTCTTGATGAGGTTTGCAAGCTTTATGCAGATAGACTTTTAATAGGAGTGTGGTGATATGGAAATTATGAACGCAATTGCGCAAATCGCACAAATGGTTGGTGTTCCGTGTGTTTGCCTTGGCGCTGTTATGTGGTATGTGAATGCACTTGATGTAAGACAGCGTGAGGAAAGAAAGACCTGGTATGAAAAGCATGATCAAGAAAGTGCGAAGTGGGTTGACGCATTGAACAACAACACGAAGGTGATAACCGAACTGTTGACAATAGTAAAAGAAAGAAAAGATTTAGAAGAGTTAACATTCGTAAAAGAAAGAAATGAGGTGTGAATATGATTTATGATATCCCAGATAAGAACGTTGCTTATATTGCAAAAGCGAGAGAGCTTTACAAAAACCGTGATCAATACGCGTACCTTTACGGAGCGAAGGGGCAAAAGTGTACTCCTGAGGTTTTTGAAGCTTTATGGAGTGCTGAGCCAAATTATTTTAAGAAGTACAACGCACAGCAAAAAGCACAGATTAAAGCTTTCTGTTTGGGAAAGATTGTGATTGATTGCAGCGGCTTTATTAACTTAGTCACGGGGCGATATATGTATTCAACTGCCTATATAAACAGTTGTACAAATATAACGACTCCAGACAAGACTAAAGATGGAGATTTACTGTATACAACTTTTGGTGGCAAGGGAAGACACATAGGGCTTGACATTGGTCATGGTTTTTTCATGCATTGCGGAAAAGAGCTTGAAACAATTTCAATAGGTGTTATTGAGGGCTATGGCTGGGAAAAAGGGGGTAAACTATAATGACAATTAATTACTACGGGAATATTGTAGATATTAAATTTGATAAGACTGATAGTAGTGGTACCGCTATTACTCTAATTGATGGCTACTCGATCGAAGAAATGACAATCCTTAACAATAACGGCATTTATGGTCTTTTTGTTGGTGCACCTATTAGCGCAACAACCGAAAAGCTTTGCTTTCCACCTGTGAATTCCAAAAATCCCAACGTTATTAAGCCCCTTTTTAATACCCCTGAAAACAAACGCTTTACTTTTATAATTACAAAATTTGGACAAATTCCCGATCCTCATTATTTTGATAAAGCTTTTGAACCAATTTTAGTTACAGGTGCAGACGGTAATGAATACAATGTTATCCCGTCCGATCAGTTCAAGTAAAGGGGTGATAGTATGGCATTTTCTAATTTTCCTTATACGGATTTCCATAATTTAAATCTTGATTGGATTCTTGAAACGACTAAAGATTTAAATACAAAATGGGATGATTACTATAAGCAATGGAATAAATGGCAAAGTGACATTCAAAACTATATTGATAATTTGGACTATATCAAGGCTATTGACGATTATATGGATAGCTTAAAGGCAAGCGGCGAATTGTCTGATATTATCGACACCTGGTTGACAGATTATGGATTGATAACAATTGGCGACTCATACGGGGAAGGGTATACCCCCGATGGCATGGTAAAACCGTGGTGTGACATCTTACATGAAAACTATTTCAGTGATGCCAGCTTTTATGTTAATAAAAGTTTAGGCGGTAGCGGATTTGGTGCGAATACTCACTTTTCCGCTCTGCTATCGCAAGCAATAGCAGGTCTTACGGACAAGCAAAAGAAACAAGTTAAATATGTTGTTGTTGCAGGCGGCTGGAATGATCAATCTGTTTCAATTTCCCTTATCAATTCGGGAATTAAAGATACAATTGATTTAATGGCACAGTTACCAAACGCAACGCTTTACATTGGTTGGATCGCAACACCTATCATCGGTTTTACTATGGTTGCAAAACAAAAAGCATACGATGCCATTAAAACTTTATATCAAACTTACTGGGGAAAGTATAAGTTTTTAAGTGGTGCGGACAGTGCTTTACGGTGGACCGGTGTACTAGCATCTGATAACATTCATCCCAACGCAAGCGGACAGGCTTCAATTGCAGATATGATTTATAAAGCAATGGGTGGGTATGCATCATGGAATCGAAGTGGCGAATTTGCGCTTGATGGTGTTGATTGCACCCTCAATGACTACAAAATGCCAGTTGTGTTGACTAATACAAGCGCTCATTGTAGCTTTAGGCATGTGGCAAGTTTTCTTGATTTGGCTTTCAAACCTGTAAAGACTTTCACAAATGCCGCTGTTAAAGTTATGAGTCACAATCTTTCTTTTGTAAATGAACAAAGTATCTGTAATTGCAATGCGATTATTCATGATAACAGCGGTTATCATCAATGCATGGCTGTTCTTACCATCAATCCCTACGATGCTACCCAACTAGACAGCGGGGCGATTTATTTACAGTTAGTTGATATAAGCGGTAGTGGGTACGCTACTTTCACAAGTGTTGATGAGATACAGTTGTATGGTGTAGAATTTAATATTGCACTGAATTAAAAAGAGGGGTTGAACCCCTCTTTTGTTATGCTCTGTATACCTCGATTACTGTAGGATGTGAGACGAATGGAAAGCTGCTGATGTATGAAAAGCTATCCTCTTTTGCATTTGTTGCGTTATATGATAGCGTTTCGATATATTCTACTTTTATACATTCGGTATCTGTATCGAGGTAGGCAATTTCTACACAACAATTGAATAAATCATTTTACGATCCCCCTTACAAGAAAATCAAGTGTAATTTTTGCAATTTCAAGAGACTTAACATCGTTTGATGTTTCAGAATTTGCTGCCTGTTCTGCTAAGTAAGCATACATCTTTCTAACATCAATGTGCGACTTACCGATAGAATCTTTTGCAGCGATGCAATCGCTGATAAGTTTTAATTTCTTTTGAACTGTTAAATTATCCATGTTATTTACCTCACTTTTCTGATAATAAAACTTCAATTTTATCAAAATTTAAATCACATCCTATTGTAGCAATCCTCATTTCCGCGATATATGCCGCCTCGCGTTCACTGTCAGCATAAACATACATTCTTAATACTTTTCTTTCTCCAACCTTAAATAGCACGCAAAACTTTTTCATTTTTACCTCACTTTTCAACCCAGTACTCAATTACCATCTATTTCTGTGCGCTGTAATATATGGAGCATATAAATAAATAGTGTTTCTTCTAACCTCATCAAGCTGTCGCGCGATATATGAAAACCAGAACGCTTTTAAACGATTCTGTCGAATCAGTTCGTCACATTTTCTAATTACATATCTTTCTACGACTTCAAATGAAATATGATTATCACATTTGTATAAATTGCGAATACCATCTTTTAATATCTGGTTGATATTGCATACAAGCTTACGCTTTTCGTCAAGCATATCAAAATCAATGTTGGCAAGTGTAGCAAGACTAACGTGATGCCATTCTGGATTACTTATTGCTTTTATTTGTTTATGTACCTGGTCGCAATAATCAATAAAATTCTTATGCGCTTTAATACAAGCTTCTGATTTGTAGTTATAATCGCAATGTACAAAAGGTGAAACAACACAGCAAGTATTTTGATTTGGGCAATAATTGATATTTTCAATTTTTGCAATTATTGCCTTATTTGGCTGTAAACTATCTGTATCAAAATATTGCTCTTTTCCAAAACGTACATTTAATTCTTGCTTTACTTCTATAACGTCTTTTTCTGTTTCTTCGGTTGCTTCGGTTTCTTCAGCTTCTATTTCTATATGACAATCGTATATCATTTCATCAATCAAATTTTTAATAGTATGATTAAAAGTGTCCTTATGAGATATAATCATGCCATCATTTTTGATGTAATACCACAAACCTGTTTCGTAGTCCTTATACAGCACTTTTGTAATCTGCACATTGCCCTTGATAAATAAAACATTGATATGTAACTTCATCCACGACGTTTTTGGAGTGATTTCAGAAATTTCAAGACCATCAAAATAGAATGATGAAAGTTCTGTCTCAAGCTTTTTTGTGATCATATTGAAATCTTTTTTCTGGTTTATCATATTCTTACCTTTCTTCAAGTCTTTCCTTGATGCCTTTGTTTTCTTTATCTTTATACTTATATAATACTGTATTACCGTTAACATATTGTGTCATAATTGTAAATAAATTGTTAACAATATATGTTTTAATTTATAAACGCTCTTTATAAATTGTCTGACAACTTGTGGGGAACTTACACATTGTATATTATATTTAAAAAGTATCTC